AGTGTTTGATACAATTTGATAACAATTCTCTGGTATTAAATTAGATACAGACACAGAAATGTCCATACCATCATTCGTTAATGTATCATCATCAGCAAAGTATTCTCTTACTGCTGTGCCTGATGTTCTTGCTTGTGCAAAGTAAGCATACTTACCTGCTGAAATTGGTTGTACTTTATCATCATGTTCAAAGGCAGATACTTCATTAAGTATTGCAGTTGTAGGTGATATTGTATCTCCTGAACTATCTAATTTATATTGTGATGTATCAGAAAATAATAATAAACTTTCATTAAAGCCTACAGAATTTTTAAGTGTATTAACCTGTGTACCTGAAGCCGCAATATCAATAGGGTCAGTATCTAAAACCTGAGTAGATGTTGTTGCAAAGTAATTAAAGAATGAAGCATTCTCAGTTAAAATTAAATTCTCTCCTGATAAAATACCTAATCTATTTTTATAATAAGTTAAGTTGTTAACATTTTTACCAATGAACGTAGGGTTAGGATTACTGTCTGCATCTCCACAAACTCTATCAGTCCATGCTAATTCTTGAAATGTGAATGTACCATTATTGTTGTTAATCAATGCGTGAGGCATTGTTGAATTTGTTATACCTAAAGAAGTTGCAGGTGCTAAAGTTTCATTCCATACACCAGACTTACCTGTAAATTTTACATAGTAATCAGATAAGGTATCACCTTCTTCACCAGTAATTTTTAGAATTACATCTGTCTTTCCATAGAAAGGTAGTTTACTAAAATCTTGTATTTCATCTCTGATTGCATACATGGCTGTATTACCAGAACCATCTGATGTAGTTATAGTGTAAGCCACATTACCATCAGTAGGTTTTCCATAGATTACACTATCAAAACTTTCAAATGTAAAATGTGAAGTGAACCCAGAATAATTAGACAACCCTTGTGTTGTAGATACTGATGAACCGTTGTCAGTTCTTCTAACATTAAAACCAATACCGTTTGCATTACTATCCCAGTGTGTACTTGATGTACCTTTTAAAAGTATGTCTGTAATTTTATTTGTATCTCTAAATTTTGCATCAGTTGACGCATCATTACCAGTAGGCAGTTGAAAGATTACTTCCAATTCTTGTGCCATTGAAGGGTGTTTCAATGCAACTTTATATTCTCTACCGTAGTTTGTTAATTTACAAACAATTAAAAATTCTTCTACTTTAGCCGCAGACGTTGCTGTGTCTGCTGTCACTGTTTTAGAAGTGTTTGCTATAAATGTATAATCAGCAATGTTTACTAACTTAAAATGTTCTCTTGGATTTGTAGATGTTAAATAACTTGAACCACTTGCAATCGTAACTGTCTTTGCATTACCTTCTAAATCAAATACTTTAATACCACCGTTGTATAATGCGACTACATACTGGTTACTTGCGTCTCTTGCGATAGACCAAAATTTTGTTCTGTTAGAATATATGTTTGAACTATCTAATGTTGCTACATAATCTAAAGGGGGTCTTTTTGATAATCCGTCTGTAAGACCATTCTGTAAATTTACTTGGTCTTCTCCCTGATTAACTCCTCTTTGCGTAGGTGTCTGTTGAGACATACCATTAAGGAAATTGGGAATTGATTGTGATACAACGCTACCCATAATTAGTAAGTCCTTCGACCTGTTCTATTGATTATAGAAAATGTGTTAGCGTCACCAGATAAGACGTTGATGTCACTCTCTTGGCTATCTGCTTGATGGAATGCCATTAATGCTTCATTCTCATCTTGACCTATTAATTGTGTAATTTCTTTATCACCTATAAATCTTGAAGCAAATCTTCTTGATGCTTTCATAGTCACATATTGTCTAGCGTATTCTGGTAAATGTTCGTACTGCTGTACTAATACTAAATCAACTGAAGCAGGTGCGGTAGTAAATACGTCTGTGTGATTTCCCATGTCATATAGGAAGCCATTTCTTATTGTGAAATTTAAGTGTCTTTGGGAGTGACTTGCGTCTGCTTTGACACAGTTTGAAGGAAGGGGAACTTTGCCATCAATGTCTAATGATAGCGATTTGTAATTTGTGTGTGTATTAAAATTCCAACCTATTGATTGAATAGACATGGAAGTTTCGTTTAGAATATTTATAGCTGTACTTACATCTACTGTTGTAGTTCCTGTAATTGAGTTAACTGGTGCTTCACCAATCGTACTCAGCATTATGTTTACAGATTGTAACTCTGTAGTTGGTGTAATTTGTGTTGCCATATATCCTTTGTGTGAAATTTTTTGGAAAAATATGATGGGGGAAATAAATCCCCCACCAAATATAAGAAACGAATTACGCTTCTTTGATACCTACTGCCGCTTCTGGTCTTAGTACACCATGACCCATAGCGTATTTAGCAACCATTAACGTACCTTGTCTTCTGATTTCGTACTCACTCTCAACGGATAAATCCATTAATTTTACAGTACCAACCGCACTTGGGTGTGAAACCAATGCTACAAAGTTAGATAAGTTAACTGCTTGAGGGTCAGCCGCACTTGCCGCTCTACCTGAAGGAGCAGTTGCGTCATTCGCCGCCGCAATGTTACTTGAGATGAAATGAGGTACTGGAATTAATTCAATTCCTGCAATCTTCATTACTTTACCATCTCTAAGTCCACCATTGTTACCACCAGTAAAGTCTACGTTTACTGCGTTAGTACCATTAGCTAACTTGTAATATTCCTCTAATCTCATAAAGCATTTTCTGCCTTCTTGAGGAACATAGTTTGCGTCTAACTCTTTAGCTGAAGCAAAGATTGCATCAATCATAGCGTTAGCGGCTGTTGCGTCTGTACTGTTTGCAATGCCTGTATTAACTATGTTAGTTGTTGCGTCTCCACCTGTAATAGATGCAGATGCTAAACTAGCTTGACCAATAGTTTGCAAGATGTGTTTATCTTTTTGGAGTGCTAATGCTCTACCAATCTCAGTTGAGTAACCACTTCTAACATCATAGTGTGCTTTCGCTTCTTCGATATTAGATAGGAATACAGTTGAAGTAAGTAAATCATTTATTACGATTACTTTTTCTGCATGATTTACAGTTGAACCTGTAAGTTCATTTCCTGGTGAGTGGTAAGACGCACCGATTCTACCCATCACTGGGAACGAAGCCGACTTGCCTGAACTAATTGAACGTACCATGTCTGCACCTGCTGTTTTAGTAGCCTGTTCAAACGCAGTAATCACTTCTCCTGAAAACTGTTTTAAGAAGAGTACATCTTCTGTTCCAGTGGAGTTGACCTGCCCAAAAGTTGTTGCTGTTATGTTTGCCATAATAGTATTTTCCTTTTGTTGTTATTGTTTATTGATTAAAAACCTTAACATGGAACTTTGGGCATTCGATTGTCCACCGCAGTGGGTCAGTCGCTTGTTAGTCTTTGTTTAGGAGTTGCCTACTATAAAGTAAGCACAACTATATTTGCTTTATTTCAATTTCCTTACATTCAAATTTTACAACAGTTTTATTTTCGTTAATGTCTTCAACTTCTAACGCTTCTAAACTTTTGTAAGATTGTATGTAACCGTTCCTAACACATGAGTAATGGTCAGGGTATTCTATGTTTATAACTTTATCTGAAAAACAATTACCAGTAACGTATGAACACAGATGCAGTATGAGTACAAACTTTGTAATCATTCAAAATTATATATTTGATTTAGATAATTTATTTTTAACCACTGCTTGATAAGCAGGGTCGACTGCGTATCTAGGGTCTTTCATAGCGGCGGTAACTTGTTGCCAACTTTCATAACCGTCCACACCTATGGGTGCGGCTTTACCTGCTATTAAACTTGGTTCAGAACCATTAACTGCTTCAAACTTTGCTTTCAATCCAAGCACTGCTAACTTTGCAGTTTCTAAATCTTTAGAATTTACTGCTGAATTGTATGCGTTCTTTTCTGGGTCAGTCATATTCTCTGCCGCCCAATTAGACATCTCAGTATAAGCCTCATCACCACCTACTATACTTTTCATAGTTGAAGTTTGTTGGTCAGCGATTGCTTTCTGTCCTTGAATAAACTGGTCTACATAATCTTTAGGTATACCTGCTTTTTCTAAGGCTTCATAAGACGTGTCATTTAGTTTGCCTTCTTTTGTGTACTCTTCAGTAAGACTACTCATGTCTAACCCTGCGTCTGTCACAGCTTTCTCAGCAATCTCTAATGTATCTGTCTTAGTTTCTTGTGGCTTTACTTCTTCTGTCTTAACTTCTTCTTTATTAGTGCCTAGCTTGGCTTCCAACTCTGAGTAGGACTTTGCTAAATCTTCAACTGTGTTGAATTTTTCAGGTAATCCTTCAGGTTTGCTAAGTGCATTATTATCTACTGGGGCTTCACTGCCAGTTTCAGGTGTTTTTATTTCTACTTTATCTACCATGTTTTCCTTTTATTATTGTGGCTTAGTCAAGTTACCTGCAACAGCAGGGACAGCTTTTTCAGCCATTTGCATCATTTGTTGCTCTTGCATTTGCTCTTCTTGTGCCGCTTGTTCTTCAGCCATTTGCTCTGGCGATTTAAGAAGACCGTCTGTATCAATACCTAAACCGATAGCTATACGTTTAATTAAATCATCAGGGTTTAAAGCCTGAACTACTTGCGGATTTATCTGTGCTAAGTTTCCTATCTCTGCAACAAATTCTCTTAATTTTTGTAAATCATTTCCTCTACCTAATGCTTCTATTCCTGTAATAATTGTAGGCTCTACTGTGCCTTTAGGTAACGTAGGAATTTCATTAGCTTGTTCCATTCTTTTCATAAGTATTGAAACTAATGGTAATTGAAACTCTTGTGATAGTAATGAATATATACCACCCATAGCAGTTTCTAATTGTTCTGCCATGTATCTAATTTCTTGTGCTGTAACTCTTTCAGCATCTCTTTGTATTGCTGTGTGTAATAAGAATGAGTAAGACATTCTTTCTTCTAATTTTTGTACTGCTTGTTGTACTACTTGTAAGTCATATTGTTTCTGTGCTTGTAAAACTGTAACATCTTCAGCACTACCAGTAATGATGTCACCATTTCTAGTTGTCGCTAAATCTTTTTTTCTAGTTACAGAATTAGGTCTAACCATAAAGACAATTTTAGATGATGCCGCCGCACTTTCTACAAGTGCTTGTGATAAACTTTCTAATGATTGAAGGTCGCCTTTAAATTCTTCTACATAACTTCTACCATAATTTTCGTTATCAATTCTAACCATTCGTAACGCTTGGTAGGGCATTCTATCTTTTTTGAATGTACCAATACTAGAAGGTATTTTTATACCTTGCACTTCTTGGCATATGTAGAATTCATCATTTTCTAATTTGTAAATGTGAGTATATAATTCTATGTCTTCATCTTTTTTATATTCTGGGTGTTGTATAACTTCTTCTGCAATTTCTTTACCAAGACTTAGTACACTTGCTTTCTCTAAAATAATAATTTCTAAAGCATTTCCTGAACCATCTCTTTCAATTACATATTGTGACAAAGGGTACACTCTCATGTTTCCTTTTTTAGGTAAGTAAGTTAATACGTTACCACCTACAATAAGATGTTTTAATGCTTCAAAGACTGAAACTCTTAATGCTAATGTTTCAATTTTAGCAGACACTTCTTTTTCAATGATAGCTAAAGACTGCTCAATGTCTGTTTTCATTTCCTTGTTTTCTTCTAATTCTTCTTTAGCTTTTCCTGCTATTTTTAATCTGAAAAAGGGAGAGTTGGGTGGAAGCAAAAGTAAAAGAAGTTTACTTGCTAGGTTGTTGACACCTCTTGCACCAACGGATTGGAAGGGACTGTATAATTTACTGGTGTTAGAAAAACCGTCAGGAGTTATTAGAGAAGGAATAGTTAACTCACTACACACTTCTGCTCTATCTAAGAAATGTTCTCTGTCTTGTTTTAACTTAGCGTATCTTTGTTTCGCTGTATGTGCTGATGTAAGACTACCACCAAACTCACTCATTATTAGGGAGTAGTGTTAGTAGCTATGTTCAAACCTGAAGAAGTATTTAAAGAAGAAGTACCTGACTTCTTGATTTTTTTCTTCTTAATATTCAAATCCTGCTCGTTAGCTTTAACCAATTCAGGAGATAAATCCTGTGCTTGGTCTGCTCTAACTGGAGTAGGTGCAACAGGTTGTACTGGTGCTTGAGGGACTTTTGGTGAACCACACATTATTGTTCTGACCTTTCTTTAAGAGTGTTAATAAAATTTACTACATCTCGCTGACCTGACTTAAAGTAGATAGTTTTAGTATCATCTTTAAGTGAAGCAGACTTTTCTGGGTAAACTTTGTTCAGTAAAATAACTAAATCGTTTACCTTAGTAGGCAATGTTAAATCTTCGTCTAATTTATTCATCTAAAAAGGGAACTTTATTCCCATAAACTCCCTGTGACTGTTCCCTTGTTGTATTCAGTGGCTCTATTCTCAAAGAAGTTGGCATGTTCTACGCCATTTAACACCCAATCTAACCAAGATAGAGGGTTCTCTTTGACACCATAGTTAGGTTTTAAAGATAGCTGTAACAATCTTCTGTCAGCTATGTATCTGATGTACTGTTTAACTTCATCAGCTTTTAATCCTCTAATACCACCTTGAGCAAAAGCTAAATCAATAAACTTATCTTCAAGGTCAACCATGTCTCTAGCTGTTTGATAGATACTTGCTTTAAATTTTTCTGTCCAAATGTGAGGGTTCTCTTTTATTAAAGAATGAAATATTTTAATCATACTTTCTACATGGTGTGTTTCATCTCTGATACTCCAAGTAACTATCTGACACATACCTTTCATTCTTCCATATCTTTGGAAGTTAAGTAGCATAACAAATGAAGCAAACAGTTGTAAGCCTTCACCAAAAGCAGAGAAACAAGCTATCTCTCTAGCCAGTCCTTCTATTCCTGTACCTTTACTGGCAAATAAATAAGTATGTTTATCAGACATCTCTTT